ATCTAATTTTGAACAAGTTAGTTTTTATAATTCAGTCGATCGTGCAAACGACTCTAAACTTGCACGTAATAATAAAGCATTAAAGGCAGAAAAGGCTCAACGTGAACTCAATAAGAATATGGAAAAAGTTAAAAATGATCAAGAAATTGCTGATGAATTAGCCAAAAGATTAATAACACTCGGAGAATATGCTGAAGCTGAAGATCAAGTTGTTAAACAAAATAAATTTGATATCATTATGAAAAGAGAAAAAGTACTTGAAAGGAAAACTGATATGATGCATAATGCACATATACCAGTAAAATATCGTTTACCTTATTTACAAGAGAAATTGGATGTTTTGTATGTTAATACAGAGGAACAACAACGTGAATTTCAAAAAATTACTAGCCGTAGAGTTGTTGTCAATAAATATCCAACTACTCATCCACATTTATGTTCCAATCAAATGAGGAGAGATTTAGAATTTGATTGTTCTTTAGATTTATGCCCAGTCACTATTTGTGATATAGGTGGTGGTAGTAGAAGCCTCAGATACGGAATGACACATGTTTATAATGTGCAACCCATACTATCTGCAGCTGATAGAATGAGGGAAATTGATAGAAAGAAGTGGTCGGAGTTACGTGATATGGAACATAAAAGATGTACTTGTCGCTTTGAAGAGTGTGAACACGTTAAACATGCTAATAATCCTATTATAATAAATAATGAACGCAATATACAAAGATTACGAGCATTGTACAATGAATCTAATGAAGAAGAGAAGAAGCAAATTGATGATAAAATTGAACAGTTACAAGATGAAATAGATGACCTTATAGATCCAGAAGTGTATATGTCTATAGATTCTTGTTATTATAGTGGTGTTATGAATGAAATACGTGATTCACTATTAAAATATCCAACTAAAATGGGTTATTTAGCTCTCCATATCTTTAAAGTTAATAAAGATATTAAAAATATTGATAAACCCATTATTTTTGCAAACAGTAAAGAGGGTGTATATAGAATTTCATCTGATAATATAGTGACTATGCAAATGAATGGTAATCCGATAGCTTATAGACATCCTTTATTTATGATAAATGCAGAATTATTTAAATCAAACTTAGTAATATATGAAGGATTAGCTTATATGGTTATTAAAAGATATATATATGATGATGAACACCAATATATATCTGTGAAAGTTACTGTAGCTGGTGATGATACACCATCAACAACCCCTTGCTGTATGGAAGAAGTCATTAAGCCAGTTGTACCACCATATGAACGCACAATCAGTATAAATGATAAATTAATCAGGCCTTATATTGCAGAGGTTAAAGAAGGAGAGTATTTTATAATTAATGACGAGAAAAATAAAGAACATATTTATACTGTTAAAAATGCAATGATCTCTGAATGTAATGTTAAAGAAAAACGTAGTGATGGTGAAATTGTTTTATATTGTGCTGAAGAAAGATTTGAACAAATTATAACACTTAAAGAATTAAACAAAATGACTAGAGCATTACTCAATAAACAAACATTAGATTATGCTTCAATCAAAAGCTTAGTTATTCAGAGTCTTGCTAAAACAGATGCAACATATGAAAGTTTAATGACTTTACTTCTTGCAAGTTTGGATCAAACTCTTCAATATGAACAATCTATTAAAAGAATTGTTAATGATAAAATTGTAACAAGAATCAACGAATATAAACATAATAAGGTAGACATTGAAGAAATACCTGATCAAGCAACTTGGGGTGAAACTTTGAGAACACTACTATACTACGGCTATAAGTCTGTTGGTGTACCTTTGGTAAAACAGACTACTTGCATGATCACTGCTTTAACAATATTTTTCTTAGCATTTGTACTAGGAATAAATATATTAAAGTTCAGCCTTTATTTCCTTAAAAGAGCTGGTTTCTTCAATGAGGCTTTCAGCATATTAAGTTTTGTTAAGAATGTGGTACTAAAATTATTAAAGATGGGTTTAACTGAAGTAGCTGCAATGGATCAAAATCCAATTAACAAGACTTTAATACAGAAAGTATCAATACCAGGATCTTATGTATTACTCAGAGTATTACGCCGACCTATAAATTGGCTCATCAGTATGATCAATAAACCCATCAGCCAAATCCGTGTTGGCAGTAGTTGTATTAGTGAAAGCAACTATAAAGAAGTTTCATTACCATTAATGAGTCACGTTAATTGGCAAGTAAAATACCCCAACACAAATGAAATCATACCCGCTGTTCCTACTATTGAACAATTCATGGATTTGAAAAACTATTGTACAGTAGAATCCTCTCTTAATGAATCAAAAATGTGTAGTATTCTACCAATTTTTGACAGTACAGAAGATCCTATAATATATCATGTATGTCCAGCCAATAACTTCTGTGCTATTAAGAGACAGTGCACAGCTGTTGTTAATCCTGAAGTAACAATGGTTGAAAAATTTAGATATTGGTTTGAAAATTCAATACTTCCCCATATTGAATTAATATTGTCATATGCAGTATATGATGTAAAAGCTTGGTACGAACATCTAACTGCAAAACAACAAAAACAAGTCAAACCTTATTTGGACGTCTTAGAATTATCAGCTGGTGATGTTCAGTTATTCGAACAGCTTTGTAAAGAAAGAAATTTGGATACAACAACAGATTTCACCATGTTTGTTAAATCAGAGAAACAATTAATGGAAGATGGTAATAGACCTAAAAATCGTTGCATTTCAGGAGCTAATGCATGTCATAAGATGGTTATGGGTCCTATAACTTGGGAGTTAGAGAGGTTATTCAAATACATGTTTCCAGGTTATTGTGGTGGAAAGAATTGGGAAGATATGGAAAACATGATCAACGAATGGCATGCAAACGGTTTTGATGTTTCTTTACAATTAGATGGTAGTGGTTTTGATAGAACACAACACCAAGTATTGAAAGAAATTGTAGATTTCAACATTTATAAAATCGCATCCCAATCCGTATTTCATGTACCTGTTGAATTATTTGAGAAATTTGCTTTTGCAAAAACAAAAAGAATAAATGTTGTAAATTATTCAAAACAAGGTAGAATAGATTGCGGATTTGTTGAAATTGAAGGTACAGTGTTGAGTGGTTCTATGGATACTACATTAATGAATACTATTAGAATGGCCTGTTATAATAGATTTGTTAATGAGTGCCTTTGTGGTTTAGAATATGGAGTTGATTATGCATGTATCGCTAAAGGAGACGATACTGTAGCAGTGTATAATTCACTCGTAGATCTAAAATTGGTACAAGCTCAATACCAACGTGTCTTTTTCAGTAAAAATGCTGCACCTGAAAAAGAATGGGGTAATATAAATCACGGATTAGGTCAAATAGCAAAATTCTATCATTGGGGTCCTTTAGAAGATATTGATTTTTGTAGTGTTTCCGTCTTCTATGTACCACAATATAATTGCTACAGAATGACTCGTAAATTAGATAGATTTTTGAATTTGACAGGTTGGACAACAAAAATTCATTCCAACATTGAAACTTACGTAGCAAAGGTCTATACTAGAATGTTAGGAATTATGAATTTAAAGTGGATGCAAGACTTACCAATTTTTAGAGCCTATAATGCTTTATTATTACGTGATGTTCCTGTAGATAGCAGCAAGCCATATTCTGGTGAGATTAAGCAATTACTTGAAAATGCTGAAGTTTTCAACTTTAATAACATTAAAGAATGTATAATGGGAAATATTAAAAATAAAGATTTGATTTCCTGCTTTGATTATAAATTAGAACATATTGATAATATGAGAGAAAGTAGAAAAAGAAATGATTTTTATGTAGTTGAAGCATTCTATCAAGATTTGTTTAATAAATATGGTATTACTCGTGAAGAGGCTGACGAGATCGAAAGGAACATATTCATGAGCCAAGTTGATACAGAAGTTGGTACAAAAATTCTAAGTGTTGCTGCAGAAAAGATTACACAACATCAAACAACACATAGAAGTCTTGAAGAGTTTCTCAATGGACAGTAAATAATCTAAGAGTCGTTTGTACGTTGTGTTTCCTATGTAGTCAAGCAACTAACAATCATCTGGCGAATTGTATACATTAATACATGTGGTTATAAGACATATCCTTACTAGGTTACTCTCGATACCTAGTTTGGCATCCCGCCCTGTTGAGGGGGCTGTGTCATAAAACCAATGTATTTGTTGTAAATGTGTACACGCGGTGGTGAGCGTTAGGACTATGTAGCGTAAACAACTGTTTAAAACGTACTTGTTTAAGAGCGCCAGTCTGCTTAGTGACTGGCAGG